GACCACGCACGTCAAATCAATGGCGGCTACGGTTCAAGCGCTCTGAACGGAAACGGTCAAGGCGTCGCAACTGGTGGTGCTGGTACAACCAACACGTAATATACTGGTATAAGCAGCTGAAAAAAGGGAGCCTTTCTGGCTCCCTTTCTTTTTATAAATACCCGCTGTAGAAGAGGATTCCTCCATGCCAGATCCACGTGCAAATATTGTTGCCCCTAAACCATGCCCACCAGAGTATCTTGGAAAATCGGCCGCGGGCATCGCAAAGAGCTCGTCAGACAGACGTGATTTTGCAAACGCTGTTGGTAAGGTTGGCGATCTTGAAATCCTCAATTCCGTTGGTGCAGGTAAAGTTGGTCAGGGCCTTCGCACCATTGCAAGCGTTTCAAACTCAATTCGTCAAGGATGTGGTGCGCTACCTACAAGCATTGGCAGTGCCATTGGCTCAGGAATGGACGCAGGTGTAGAGTGGGTTATGAACAACGTCGGTATGACTCGCTCTGTTATAGAGGCTGTTAACCAGTTTAGTCCTGCAATTGCTAACCAGGCTCTCGGTCAAGCGCAGCAGATTTTCCAACAAGCCAAACAGGGAAACTTCAAACTTACAGACATTCCAGGTGCCCTGCAAGACCTTCAAAACCTTGAACGCCTTGGTCGCAACATCTTTACACCTGGAGCCGGCGACCGTAATAGTGGTCTCAGCACACAGTGCGAGGCTTCACCTTACGCTATTGATTTGATTGCTCGTGCTCCTAAGCACAAGTTCATGTTCATCGTTCAGTTCGTTCCAGCGTCCGGATACGAGTCGCTGGTTACAAACGACATTGCGTTTGTGGTCTACGAATCTTCTCGACCAAACATTCGCTACCAAATGGAAGACATCAATTTCTACAACTTCCGTTCGAAGGTGATCACAAAGACTGAGTTTGAGCCTATGTCAATGAAGTTCTATGACGACATTACAAACGACGCCGGCCGTTTCCACGCCGCTGTCCTCAAAGCTCTAACACCGATCGCTAACATTCCAACATACAGTGGCTTCTATTCGCCCGAAGAGAGAGGCACAGTGTACGACGTTCAAGGCGGCACAATCGGTGGTGTAGACTTTTCTGGTCGTTATTCAACATCTTCCTACGGACCGTTGAATGACATTCCTGGCACGGAAACAGGCAACATTGTTCTGTTCCAAGAGATCCGTCTGTTCCATCTGTTTGAGGCTGGTCGTAAGATGAACATCTACAGCTTCTACAACCCTCGTATTTCAGAACTGAAGCTTGATGAGCTGACAATGGAGGGCGATGCAAAGACGAGCGTTGAACTCAACTTCGCATACGATACCGTTTACATTGACACCGACGTTTCGTTCCGTGACGGTCAACTGTCACGTTCTGCACAAGTCGCTTCTTCGGGTGGTGGTTCGGCAGTATACTCACTCAAGTACATTGACTCGGCTGGTGCTGCAACTGGTCCAAACAATGCTGGTCTCGCTGCTCAACAGACAACACCAGCACCTGCATCAACAACGTGTGGTACTGATATCAAGACTACAAACCCAACATAACATACGATGAAGCACTTTCAAAAAGGCCAATACATACCGAAGAATCCTCACAAGTACAACGGCGACATAAACAAGATCGTGTACCGTTCTTCGTATGAACTCGAGATGCACCGCTTCCTAGACACCAATGAACGTGTGCTTCGTTGGTCAAGTGAGTGTGTTGTCATTCCCTACATCAAGCCGACTGACGGCAAGATACATCGCTACTTTCCAGACTATTGGGTAGAATACGTCAACAAAGACGGTGAAATCCTCCAGGAAATCATCGAAGTTAAGCCCAAAACACAGACGAGAGCCCCTCGTGCAAACAACAAGCAGAAATTGTATGAGCAGGCAACTTGGCAGATAAATAATGCGAAGTGGGCTGCCGCTGCGGCCTTCTGTGCGAAGCACAACATGAAGTTTCGCATCATCACGGAAAGAAGCGTATTCAAATGAAAACAGTCAAGAAAACGAAGACAATTGAGCATCCTATGGAACAAGTCCTCGACATTGAACCAGGTACGACAGTGGTTGAGTACCACGAAATGCTTCCAGCCGAAATCGTCCAAATGCCCGATTACGACAAGAAGGACGCTGAAATTGAAGAGAAAATTGAGGAAGTCTACACAGCCGCTATGGGTAACGTTGCGACTGTTGCCGATGAGATGGAAAGAGTGGAAGGTAAGTACAAGGCTCGCATTGGTGAAGTGACAGCTGCGATGCTGAACGTAGCACTTGGAGCAGTACGTGAAAAGCGAGAGCTGAAAATGCACAAGGACAAGGTAGCTATTGAAGTATCACAGGGCGGAAATCCGCGCACCGTAAACAACAATCTTGTTGTTGCGGATCGCAACGAGATCCTACGTATTCTGGCCGATAAAAAATCACAGGAGTAATCCCATGCTTGGTCTGCAAACGTTGCTGGAAAGCAAGTCACTCGACATTCCTGAGCTTCTCAAAGACCGCACACCCAACCGTGCCGAACTGTTGGCCGACAAGATTGACAAGCAGGAACCACTCACGCTTGTTAACGGTTTGACTGTAACGCTCGACCGCACGAAGAACGCTCATCTGATTCGACTGCTCCGATCGAAAGATCCAAAGGCACTCGAAGCAACCCTCAAGAAGGGTCAAAGATATACTCCTCTCTTTGCCGACAAGCAAGGAAATATGTACGCACTAAACCACTTTGCTAAGACAGAAGAGTTCGGTGGTGGAGCTGCTGGTGCAGGCGGTGGAAAGATGGTTGAGGAACGCTCGGAGATCGGACAAGCATTAACGCTTGGACTATTGTCGGCCCTCAACAAAGAGCTTGTTCCAACGGATCTCACAGCAAAGAACTTGATGGAAGGTGCACAATACGTTGTGCCTGTGGTTTCTGCAAAGGCAGTTCAAGAAGTGGCACAGATGTTGGCAACAGATAAGTTTTGGGCCCGCAGCTTTGTTCAAGTTGCAAACGCTCTGAAGCACAACATCAAACTACGTAACAAATACTATCATCACAACAGTCCATGGGTGCAGGATCTCGAGATCGCTTGGCGCGCTGCTAATAATGAAGAAGATCCAAAGCCGTTTGTCAACATCAACAAATGGAACCCGTCCGATATTTGGGCTGTTTCAGCTAACATTGAAGCACCAGATCCAGGTTTGACTCTTGAAGAATTGAACGAGTGGGTACTTGAACACTTTAACAAAGGTGCTGTGTATGGCATCTCGTTGAAGAAGACAGGACCATCAGCCCAAGTGACATTCCACAACATTGATCCAACTGGTGAACAGTTGAAACTGTTGATGCGTGACTTGATTGTGACAAAATCTCACAAACTGGAAAACCTGTTTACGTCAGCAGACACATATATGTCGTATGAGTCCGCACAGATTCCTCTGTCTCTCCACTATATGATCGCCGAGGCAAAACCTGCAATGACTGACCAAGTGCAATATCGTTCCTTCGGTGGAGCAATCCAAGGCGAGATCAAAGGACGTGCCGCTCGACACGGTAAAGTTGGGTTTGGTTCTATCAATGCCGTTCTTCGTTCATTAACAGGACAAGCAATCACCGACTACAAGACTCTTCGAACATACGTCCAGGATCCACAGAAGAAAAAAGACGTGATCGACGAGCTGATTATGATGTCAGAAGAAGTGATGGGACAACGTGCAAGTCCTGCTGTTAAGAAACAACTGCGAACAGAAGCTATGAAGGGTGGTGAAGCTCGTCTCATTGCGAAGTTCCAGTCAGTTCAACTGTTGTATCATGTTCACAACTATCGCAAAAGGAACAAGAAGAAAGCCGACCAGTTCCTGACAAACCTGTTCCAATACGCAAGCAGCCAGACGCCTCTATCATCAGCATTCGTTAAGGTTTCGTAAAGGAACCCCGCAAAAAATAGTGCTAAATACGGGCACTATGTCAAGACAGAAGAACCCGTATCTCAAGAAAGCGAATGCGCAACACGAGTACACCGCCGAGCAGGTGATTGAACTGCAACGGTGTATGGATGACCCTGTTTATTTCATCCGCAAATACTGCGTAATCCAGCACGCAGTAAAGGGTGCTATTCCTTTTGCACTTTATCCGTATCAAGAGAAGCTGATAAGAACGTTTGACAAGCAACGTCAAGTGATCGTTCTGTCCGCTCGTCAAACTGGTAAGAGCTGGACATCGGGTGCGTTCCTGTTGTGGTATGCAATGTTCAACTTTGAACAGACGATCATGGTTCTGTCAAACAAAGACAGAAACGCCATGGAAATGATCCACCGCATTCGCTTCATCTATGAACGTTTGCCAATGTGGTTGAAACCAGGTTTGACGGAAGACGGTTGGAACAAACACGACGTTGGCTTTGACAACGGCTCGCGTATCAAATCAAACCCAACATCAGAAGACTCTGCTCGTGGTTTCAGCGCATCGTTGCTGTTCTTGGACGAATTTGCATTCGTGCGTGACAGCGTTCAGGAAGAGTTCTGGGGAGCTGTCTCACCAACATTCTCAACAGGTGGACGTTGTATTATCTGCTCAACACCTAACGGTGACGTCAACACGTTTGCTCAGTTGTGGCGTGGTGCACAAATTCCTTCAACGTATAATACAGAGGTTGGTGGCAACGGCTTCGTACCGTTCCAAGTTCGTTGGGATGAGCCACCAGGACGAGACGAGAAATTCAAAGCAGAAGAAATTGCCAAGATCGGCGAGACACGTTGGCTACAAGAATACGAATGTAAGTTCTTGTCATCCGACCCACTGTTGATTGACACGCTTGTTCTTGCTAACCTGACAACCGAGCTTGGAAACAGAGCTCCTGTTGGTAAGCTGGATGACATCTTGTTCTACAAACAACCGATCACAGGCTCAACTGTGCTTGTTGGTGTTGATCCAGCAACAGGCAACGGAGCCGACTTTACGGCAATCCAAGCATACGAGTTTCCATCGCTTGAACAGATTGCAGAGTTCCGTTCCGACACGACATCAACTGTCACATCGTATCATATTTTGAAGAAGCTGTTGCGTCTTCTGGAACGTGCTCAATGTACTGTGTACTTCTCGGTTGAGAACAATGGCGTTGGTGAAGGTATCATTGCACTGTATGAAGCAGACGAAACGCCACCAGAAAGTGCCGAGTTCGTTTCCGAAGTTGGACAGAAGCGACGAGGCATGACGACTACTGGCAAGTCCAAGATGAAGGCTTGTGTGGCGTTCAAGGAAATGGTTGAGCGTTCAATTATGAAGATCAACTCAAAATACCTCCTTACAGAAGCACAGAATTTCGTTCGTAAAGGCGGTTCGTATGCTGCCAAGAAAGGTGCCACAGACGACCTGATTTCAGGCTCGTTAATTGTCGTTCGTTTGCTGGAAGAAATGGCTTCGTTTGACCAGGATGCGTACGATAAGCTGTATTCCTATGCTTCCACGGAGGTTGACGGCGAATTTGAGCAGTATGACGACAACGATACACCGCTGCCTGTCTCTTTTAGTTGACTCTCGGTCTAAACACCTGTAAACTAAATACATATCTGTATTAGGGGTTAACATGAAAATCACCGAAGTCATCAGTCCAAATCGTCCCACTCTACACGTTCCCGTAGGGCCGTCTGGCGCCGGTAAAACAACGCTATTCCGCCGTCTACAAGCGCAAAATCCCGACATACAAGCATTCTCCCTGGACACGCTACGCCACGAGTGGTATGACCCAAATGATTATGAGAAGGCTTGGAAAGCAGCTTCGGAAG